CTGCTACTCATATTACGATCCTATTGAAACTTGAAGAGTGAGGCCGACGAGAGTCAAGGGTAGTGGGGCGTCCTGTCGAATGTATACCTGCCCACTATCAGCCCAAGACGGTGTCGTCATTACCTCGATTTCCTGTGACTTCAGCGCGGGTGCAACACCATACGCTTCTGTCGTCCGCTGTTTTGCTTCGACAAGATTATCCTCGTCTGGACCTACAAATATACCGCTTGATTTGAATACTCGCAACCACGCTTTATTGATGTTCTTCTGACGCCCCTGCCCGTACCCATCAATTTGCAGAGTGAGAGGAAGCGTTTGGACCTCTGACTGATATGGAAGACCCACCTGCACTTTACATGAAGGGCAAGTTAATGTGATGCTACCACTCGTCACAACCCGTTGAGGATGAACTGCGCCACGGGTTAGGATTGATACTGTCTTACCCTCCAGCCAGTCAAGTCCTGTGATCACATCGCGAGCGAAAGCCCACTCTGTAGTAGCGGTAGACTGGAGTGCCTCCGGAAGTGTTTTGTCTGGACGGACAGTCACTACGGTTGTTGATGTATACCCTTCAATAACAAGTCTATACTCATCATCTCCAGCACACAGGCAGCTTCGAAGGGAAGACGAATCAAAAAACATTATAGCATCACCTATGTCACCTGTTCCTGTGAAAGTAGCGACTGACGCGGTGAGGGTGAATGTCTCATCTGGACCCCAGCTTGTACCTCCCGAAGCAGTCATTGTCGTAGCTCCGGTATTAAAACCATCGTATGTGGCGCCGCAATCGACAAAGAAACAGTCTGCGAGTTCGTTGACTGTGCGGCTCGCCATCCGCTCGATATATCGTACATCTGAGCCGTTGATGTTTCGCTTTACAATAACATATAGAACATCAGATATACCCTCGGAAACGACTGTTACGGCCTCAAATTCACCATCGGTGTCATGCCAATGCCAAGCACCGATCTGCTGTTCAGGAATATACGTCAACCCGATGAGTGCTCCAGTGTCAGATATAAACCATACGATCGGGCGTGGTGCCTTACCATACGCCATGTCGACGATATTATAGTTGTCGAACAGATGCGCGGCGCGGAGGGACAAGTCACCGGTCACAAAACCATTGGCCTCATAAGAATACCCAAGCTCACGTACATGGCCACCCCTGGCCGCGCAGTATACGAGCGTGTTGTTGACGATGACTGGCTGTACATTCGATGCACCCACATAACTCTGAGGTTTGACCGACACTGACGTCGGTGTGATAGCATCAGAGTTCACTGAGGTAACCCGCCATTCGGCCGCGGAAGTGAGAAGAATGAGCTGCGAGAGTGGAACGATATGTCTTATGGTATTAGCTTCTCGTGCAGCCACACGGAATGATATTCGGTCATCATCCTTGACAGGAAGAGAGTATGAGAAGTTCGACTCGGTTCCGGAGCGTGTCATCCACAACTTCTGCGGGTCGTTGATCGTTCCTGCAAAAGTTCTACGCTGCTCGAAGTACGACACCGCGGCTGGGTATTCGCCGGAAGAGGCGAACACATTCTCATAATTCGGAGGAGTCGTGCCCATATCAGGCGCGATGTTGTCATCAATGATGCTTGTACTCGCAGTTTCACCGATGTACCCGTACAAACCGCCCTGCAACTTATATACCCTATACCGAGACGCGCCACTAACCGCGCTCCACGAGATAGTAACAATAGCACCGGTTTCGAACAGGTTTCCTCCAGCTGAAACTGAAGATGATTGCACCGACTCTGTGACTTCATCATCATCAAAGGCTGTGACAACGTAGTAGTACGTGTATTTGACCGCGGTATGTCCTGAAGCAGATGCGGACACACCTGTAGGTGCTGAAATGGTCGAAGTGAACGCGATAGTGGACAGCGTCCAGCTGAGGGCACCAAGGCGCTTCAGCTCTTTCGGAGCATAGTTTGGGTGTGTGAGTGTCAGAACATCGGCGGACTGAACGTAATGTATATCAAACAGATCTGCTTCAGCGTAAGTATTGGTGATCTCATATGGCACCCCAGGCGCCGATTCAAGGGTACCCCCGTTAGTGTGAAACCTGAAATACCCAGCACCAAGCTCAATGACCATCGTCTGGGTCGTACTATAAGTAAAAGGGATGAGCCGTGTCTTCTTTGTGCTATCCTTAACCTCGTTGACATACGCGAAACCCGCCCGGTTCTCGGCAGGTCCTTGAGGTACTGGAATAAAGTTGCGCATCTTGGCCGCGCCGGTCTGAAAGATCGCGTCATCTACACGACCATATAGCTCAGGCGATACCTCGCCCCCACCAAAAGATCGGAAATATATTCTTGGATTCGCCATCTATCTCCCTGATATGAAAGGGACAACTTGCTCGACGTGGATATTCCTCTGAGTAGCGTCCATTGAACGAGCCTGCCCGAGATAAACAGCCATCATTTCCTGACACCGTTTTGCTTCCGCCGCACCCTGGTCCCCTTTGATAACCGGGCCTGCGAGCATTGATGCAAGATGCCATGATAGTGTCAGGTTGAATAGCTGTGAAAATTGATTGGTGTCTGTCACCATTGCCTTGTACCGAAGCAATGCAGATTCCTGATTAGTATAAAGCACCTTTGCACCTGTTGAATCAACTTCAACAGCGAAAGGTTGTGGGGTATACGCAGTAGAATTGACCGTGTTGGCTACACCGCAATCGGGAAAATCGGAGGGGAACTGTCCGAACACATTGAAGCTACCGTTGTAATCTGCAGTCGCTTCTGAAGAAAGAACAGATATTGCGGTCATGCAATCACTCGGCAGTGCATATGCGTACTGCCACTGACCCCAAGAGTTCGCTACCTGAGCAAGCGCAATCTTGCGGAGGGCAAACGACCACGTGTGCATTTCCAGAAGAACGTCACGTGAGATCGGGTAGAACGTCGCACAATGCTCGGCTTGAGCCGACCCTTCAGGAGGTGCAATGCTCGCCACGGTCGCTGTATCGCCGAGATGGCTGAGAGCGAGGTTTGCTATGTCCACAGCTGAAGCCATTGTAAATCCAATCTAGATTAAAAAAGAACCAAGGGGTTCCTGCCCCTTGGTTATGCCTTTGGAATTTCGTCTTCAAAGAGCGCTGATGCTTCGGAAAGCGTCTGAGGATCAACCGGTACTTTACGCCGGCGCTGCTGTCTTCCAACAGGCTTCTCCTCCACTATCTTCTCAGCCTTGCTCTCTTCACCTACTACCGTCATGGCCTTCGAAGGAATAGATCCTTCGGGAAGGTCAAACTCCTCCCCCGGACGGTAAATCCGCCCGTGGAAGAAGCTCGGCCGTGTTGATGTGACTCTCATTACTTCTCGTTGTCAGGGTAGGCGTGACGCTGAGGAGCAACAGGAGTCAGGAAGGCGTTGATATTGCCTGCCGTCACCGTGGTGGTACCAACAGTGGCAAGGATACCAAGGTATCGCTCGTACTGAGTGCCCATCGGAAGCTGAACCATGGCGATCACGGAGCCAGCATCCAGGTCATTCAGCGCGGCATCGTCGGTCACGAAGTTGCCAGTGCTGAAGTGCACAGTTGCGGAGCCGTCGGCCGCGATAGCGGCCTGAGCATCTGAAGCAAGAGAAAAACTGATAGTACCTGCGGTACCGCCGGTGATAACATCGGTGTCGCAAGTCATTACCAGGTACAGAGGACCACTAACGCCAATATCATAAACCTCGGCTCCGAGGTCAACGACATTACCAACGAGAGCTGTCCCTGCTACGGCCGCCACCGAAGTGGCGTCGCAGAACTCGTTACGGGAATCAATAATCATTTTGGATCTCCTTTAATGTTTTGAATTTGATTAAGCCAGTCGTGCTTCGTCAGCGGCAAGAACGTCAACGCGGCGGACGGGGATACCGTCGAAGGTCATAACCTTCTTGCCTGCGACCTCATCCATCTGAAGTGTAGACTGTGCGACCTTGTTCACCATCTGGCGGCGAAGGAAGCTCTTAACAGTACGGCTACAATAGAACACAGGGCGTCCAGAACCGGTGCTCGGGAGGAGCTCAATCGCCTGAGTCATCAGATCGATAAGGTCATCACCGGAAGCCGCGTTCTTGGTAAGGGTGCTCTTGTCGATGTTGGCGATACGAACGATGTATCTCCAGTCACGGACAGTAAGACCCACATCCCAGCGGTAATGCGCACGGTACGCTTCCATACGGCCGTTGGCACCATCCACATTCTCGATAGTGACCTGGCCCTTATCGGTGTGCTGGAGGCCAACTTTCGATCCTTTGGGATAGATACCATGCACGGTGTTCGGACCCCAGACAACCAGCCAGATGGATGTGTTGTCGGTCTGACCTGAAGCGGACCCGCCAAGGATGATGTTGTCTGCATTCTCCGCGGTAAGACTATTGAACCTCGGTGCGAGTCCAGTGAAGCGCTCCGGATACAGCGAGCTGTCACCGTAGATCAGGGTATCCGCCATCTTCTGGCTCATACCCTCGAGGTGCGCACGGTCCTCAGACACACGGAACGCAGAGGTGTTGCCGTTCAGGTCAGCCAGGGCTTTATCAACCTCAGCGTAATCCTCAAGCATACCACAGTCATCCGTGATCTGTGCAGTGGTTGACTTGGTAGGCTGAACACCACCATAGAGCTTCCTCCAGGTAGGCTCGGGAATACCAGTGCGGATCGTGGTGCGATTACCAGTAGGGAGGTTACCCTCAACCCAGGACATGTCGTCCAGGATCTCGTTGGTCTCGTTAAGAATTTCGGCGATCATATCGATCTTGCCTTTTGGGTCAAGGCGCTTGGTAAGATCAAGCAGCGTTGGGTTAATTGCAGAAAGAGTAGACATCTTGTTTTCTCCTTAGAGTTGTTTTATTTGTTTATGCCATATCAGGATACAAAATCTTTGCCGGGTCTTTAACATCACCGCTCGATTTTGTACCTCCGACATAACTGTCTTCAGAAATTGCTTTTCCGGCTCGGTAGAAAAACCTGATTACTTCAGGGTGATTACCAATTCCGGATTCTTCAAGCAGCACGCCAAGCTCCGGTGAACCAAACTGCTCAAGGGCTTTCTTCGCCACCCCGAGGTTCTCCGAAATCTTCTCTCCACCAAACTCCTTATCAGCTTTCGCCTGTGCAGTCCAATCAGCTTTGATCTTCTCAAAGTGCTGAACCTGGCGCTCCGCTAACTTCGGGGCCATCATGTCAAGAATCCCTTGCGCATTCTCCTGCGATAGGTTCGCTTTCTTCGCTGCTTCCGAGAAGGAGGTAATCACCGAAGGGTCGAACTCTTTCCCTTCCGGTGCTGTGAACTCATACTTCTCAGGTACTGCGTCTTTAGCGGGTTTATCCTCAGTAGAGGCCGACTCCGCGGCTTGCTGATCCTGTGTCTCAGTAGACTGCTGCCCATCAACTACCTGATTCGCACCTTCCGTCGAAGGTTCGGGTGCAGGTCCACCCATCAATGTCGCGCCATCAGTCTGATTTTCTGGCTGCGTCGTCTGATTCTCTACGCTCATTTGCTTCTTTTGTCATAGTTATGTAAGACTCTGGTGCTACTGTTTGAAGCATTGCCAGTATCTGGTTACCATAGTTCCTATTGCCCTCTGCGAAAGCCATCTTCAGTGCGTTGGGGTCGAAACTGAGGCGGAAGACACCCGACTGCTCCAACAGTCGCCAAACTATACGGCGGCCTCGCTTCGTTGCGCAAAGCCATTTTAAGTCGCTCTCCTCATTCTCACGGTCAAAACGACCCTGTAATTTACGAGCCTCATACTCAAGCTCCTGTTGCTTTAAATCAAACGGGTCGTGTTTCATAGTACAATATATGAAAAAACAAAATAAAAAACTATTAGTATTGTACTAATGTTCCAACAGATGCACCTACACGGGCTATAGCAGAA